ACGCTCTGCCAGCTTACGATAAATAGTAAAAGTAGTCTGAGGAGTCCCGAGATACATAATACGGCTATCGCTTTTCGGGGTAAGGATTGACTCCGCTTCAGTACATAATTGAAGTAACTTTTCACGCATAAGCTCCGTCATACTGTTGCCCGGAACCTCTACATCGTCTAAAATCATGAGATCTGCTCGGCTTCCTGTTAGCTGCCCAGTGATTCCTACCGATTTTACGCTTGGTGCTTGGTGTGGAGAACAATTTACGTCGAAGCTGATGCGACTCCAGCGAGAATCGTCCGATTTCGGTTGTAGTTGACTTAGCCATGGTGTTTCAATAATAAGTTTCTGTAAGAAGATCGACATGTTATCTGCCCTCTCCTTAGAGGCAGAGATTATCATTATCTTTCTTTCGGCGTCATTAAATAAAGTCCATAAAACAAAAGCACCAGTAATCCAGCTCTTACCAACGCCCCGAAACGCCTGTATTTGTAGTCGCTTGGGACCATGTTGCAAGTAATCAGCAATCGCATACTGTGCCCTCGTAGGAGAAGGTAGATCAAGTTGTCCCCACAGTGCTTGTAGAAACATCTTGAAATCCTGTTGTAATAATTTTAGGGTGTTATTCATTTAAGTATTTCCTCTAGTATGTCTTGACTATTATCAATACCAGACTCATAGTCAAACGTCATACCAGTCATTCTGTTTAATTGGTTAATTAATTTCTTATAGTATTGTTTACTAAACCTTCTTTCACCTCTATCATATGCTTGTATTTCTGACAAATGACTCATCATAGCATCTTTTTGATTCTTATAAAAGTTAAGTTCAGCATCAGTTCTTCTACCTTTGTTTGTCAATCCAGCTTGTTTTCTAGCTGCTTTAAACATTAAATCTTTGACGTACTGAGGTTCACTTAGAACGCCTAGCTCGGTAGAAAACAAAGCATAAAAGTCATCCATATCTTTTAGTACTTCTTTTTGCATACGTGCAATAGAGTATTTTTTACCTTCTTGTTTTACAATAAAATCAATCAAGGTATTAAGAATACGCTCTCTATACTCTTCATAGGTTTCTACTCTGTTAAAATAACCTTTTTCACCTTTGACTCGCTTTGTTTTAGGTGCATAACGTCCAAACTTTTTTTTCTGTTGTGCATCTAAACCTTCAAAAAAAGCTAAAAGTTTCTCACCCTTATAATTACGTTTAAAATCGTCTGAATAAAAGTCTGCTAGGTAGTCTCCTAACATACCAATAATTCTAGGTTTTTTATCAGACTTACTAGCTTTTAGTATACGTAAATTACCGGGATTGTTTCTGTGTATAATTTCTGACGAACTAAATGCAGTAGTTTCTGGATCTTCGATATCTATAATATAAGCATCCTTAAACTTGTTTTCTCTAATTAATTTATCATTATAAAGCTTTTTAATTCTACCTTCTGTAGTATCCTTTAGCTTTTTGTAAGGTTTTTTAACTAATAAACGTAAGTTCTCAGGATCATTTCTGTGTAGTGCTTTAATCCAAGGAAAATTTTTAGAATCTGCTTCTTTCAAGCTCCATAACCAATCAAATTGAGCTTTACCGATAATGTGCTCAATATATGCTTCGTCGCCATACTCCATTAACTTAGCTAATACAGGGTCATCTCCATATTTATCACCAAGCTGATTTAGTTTCTTTCTAATATCTTTCATTGATATTACTTCAGAATCTGCTTGATTTGTTTCCCACTTTGTATTAACACGCATATCTTGCATAATTTTTGACAGTGTTTTTACTTCGTAGTTATCTTTAGATGCTGGTTCACCTTTATTAATGTTTTTCTTTCTTTTAACAACAATAGCTATATCTTCAAACCCATCACTACGTGTATGGGACAAGAATCCGCTAAATCCTTTCATTAAATCTTTTTTATCGCCGCCTCTGCCTAGTCTATGCTGATAGGCTTGTTCCTGTAAGTCAGTTAGATCTTCTGCTGACCATAATTCTGTAGGTTTTCTAGGTTGAGAAAGATAACCTAAATTTTTAAGTATCTGACGTCTTTGTATATTACCGGGATTATCATTAATAGCAGCCGCTAAAGTTTGTTTAACTTGAGTGTTATCTGTTACATCTGCATTATCAATAAACTTGTTAGATCGAAACTGTTTACCGATTGCTGTAAAACCGCCACCAAGTGTACCACCTATACCGCCTGCTAATGCAACTTCTGTAGGATTAAGCAGTCTTTTTTCATCAATACCTACACGTGTTTGTTCTCCGACTAACGCTGTAGCAGTACCACCTACGATGCCACGTTTTATGGAGCCAGCTTTACCTACATATTTAGCAGCTCTTGCAGATGCACCTATATTCATAAATGGTATAGCACCAGCTGCACCAGAACCTAACACTTCTCCCCAGTTAATGTTCTCATTTCCGTAGATGTGTTTTTGTACTAAATAGTTAGTGTATGCACCTTGACCAAAGTTAGTCGCAATGTATGCAGCTATACCAGCCGGACCACCAAACAGTAGTCCGCCTGTAGCAACGTCGGTAGCAATACCACCACCAACTTCAGTACCGATACCTAGTAGCCTATTTTTTAGACTAACTTTTTCTTCTTCTTCGTTCATTGTATTGTCAGAGTTTTATCTCGTTTAGATTCACTATTTTGTATTTTTAACATGTTTAAAAAATCCATAGTGTTGTTAACTTTATCAGATTTTAAATCAGTACCTCTTTCGTAATCTGAGTTCAGCTCACCATCTGATCTAATAAAATCACCCGGTCCTATGTTCATAGATCCTCTATTAGGTGTTAAACCTATAACTTTAAGTTCAGCATCATCTAATAAACCCGGAATCATTGCATTTTTCGTACCAAGTAACCCTTGAATATCTTTTCCACCACCTACTCTAAGTATACGTGTATCTAAATCTTTTAAACTTGCGTTTAGACTTTTGTATTTTGATGTAAGTATAGCTTGTTTGTCAGTACGAGGGCTGGTTGGCAGTTTAGCTTTTTCTGTTTCCCAGTTTTTACTTAAGTTTTCACGTAACCCGAGAATGTACTCTTTTCGTTTTTTTAAGTATGCTAACCTTTTTTCTAGCTTTTTCTGTTGGACTACAGCTGCGTCGTATTTTTTTGAAGCCATTAATTTATATGTGATAAAATTGTGTGTTCTCGATCAGTTATGCCGAATGTCGACCTCATCCAGTCGAGCCAGTTTTTACTACCCTTTTCCTGATTACATCGTCGACATGAGGGTACAACATTCGTCGTAATGTCTCGACCACCTTTACATTTAGGTCGTACGTGGTCGATAGTAAGATTGTGTAATTCATGAAATTCTCCGCAATAAACGCATTGACAATTAAAGTGCTCTTTGATAGCTCTTCTCCAGAGCCGTTTTGAATCTGAACTTGTCATCGTTATTAAATTGTGTAAATAGTAATCAGGTGTTGGTAGTAATGGGGTCATCTTCTAATTTTAAGTCTGCTGCGTCGGTTAATAGATGGTTTTTGTTTTCTGCCACGGGTTTTGCTACCCTTATAATGGGCGGCATCCATTCCGTCACGGTTGCCATATGTACCAAGTTTTCTATTAAGTTTGTTTGCATTGACTCTAATTGATAGACCTTTAGGTGTTTTATTATATCTAGCTTGCTGCTTTCTACGTTTAGCAGCAGCCTTTGGGTTTTTCTTGTAGTATTTAGACGTTTTGCTTGCCATACAGCCTCCTCTGTACAAGGTTGGCATCTACAGTAGGTAAAAGTTTGTTTAGCTTATCAAGAGGACTACCATCAAAAGCTACACCTGTTATATCATTAGTTTTTAACCAATCACATGCTGCTTTTAAATCTTGTGTAGTTGCCTCTCCGCTTCTTATTCTACGTAGAAAGTCCTCTGTAACAAGGTAGTGCAGCTCGTTAAAACTTTCTTCAGTTGCCTTCTTGGGTAGTTTCTTGACTGTGCTCATTCGATTCCTAATCCTTTCTTGACTATTTGTAATGCTCTGTCATCAAGCTCGTTATCTGTTGACTCAACTAGCTTTTCTAGTAGTTCAACTACAAACTTTTTAAATTTGTCGCTTTTTAATCCTGTTAATACAAGTGGTTTGATAAGTGCAAACATTATTCTTCTCCGGGGGTAATTACTTCTTTTTTAACATAGCGTCCGTTCTCGTCTCGCTTTGCAGCCTTTTTAGGCTTCTTTTTTGCAGCAGCTTCTCTTGCAATCTGCTCTGATAATGTGCTCATTAGAATAGTTTAAATTTCTTTTCTTTTGGTTTAGGTGGTAGTAAAGATTGTATAGGTACGATGTCTTGACATAAAAAAGCTACACGTGTACCCGGTCTTATGGTAAAACCTTGACGTTGTAACTCTGCACATTTTAGTGCTCGTACAAGTTCGTAATCTAATTGCATCTTCTCCTCTTGACGTTTGGCAATACGTCGGCATTGCTCAAGCCCACTTTTATCAAGAGGAACCATAAAGTTAATTTGAAAACCCCAGTTCTCAGATAAAGTATAACTACTAGGAGCCATCCCTGCATCTTCGTTTACTTCCCAAGGTTTTGTGTGATTGCCCATATAAAATGGACTAAATGTCATAGTAGATCCATTACATGATATGTTAGGACCATAGTTTTGACGTGACATCGAGCCGTTGTTCTGAAACTGTACGGCTTGGTTTGTCACATTACCTGTAGCTGCTGCCACAGGATTTGAGCTATTATTTGTATCTCC